CAATGTATGATAACCTGATTTCATTACTCTTAATGATAAATCAGTATCCTCGTTGTATCTACCTCTCCAATATAGTTCTGGGTATATATCATTTGATAAACATATACAGCTGTAAACTCTAGTGTTATGATAATAAGGTGGTCGTTTAGTAGTTGAAGGAGCAAAGAATGCATAGTTCATACCAAACATTTTTACATCTGTATATCGGTCTGCAAAATCCTCACATGCTCTAAACCCTGTTGGTGTAGTCATCTGCACTTTTTTGTTTTTATGTAAACGATAAAAGTGTTGCATATTATCATCTAGTATCCAGTGTCTTTTATGGCCTTCATTAATCGAATGTTCCCATACCCAGTTACGAACTGGTATTGAACCACCTAAAAGTCCTGTGACCTCACATCTTCTAGCATATCTTGGGTCTTCTCTAAATCCTTCAGGTAGTGTTAATATATTCTCTTTTGGAATGACTGCAGCATAATCGTCATATTCTGATTCCTCAATAACAATACGATACATTGCCCCAATCTCTTCCATTGATTTAACGGTTAGCCTAGAGTCGGCTCTACCTTTACTGATAATGTATATTGGGTATTTTGACTGCATTATGTTACAATTTTACTCCCAGTATTTGCTACAATACCTGAATCCATTTGTCTGACTTGGTCAACCATTTCATTGGCTGGTTCTACTACAAACATAATAAATCTTTTATCGATTGTAACGCCTTCACTTGCTTTGGTATAAGCCATAAAAGGCATAAATCCAATTCGGCCTTCCCCTGCAGGTAGCAGAGAATAACCATCTTTAATAGTAATTGAATCACCGTTATCGGTAACCTTTCCTATCACTTCCTCGCCAGAGGATAATCTAATTAATTCCATATTTTTCTCCATATTGGTATATTATACTATATTTAGACACATTTGTAAACCCCTTATCCAAAAAAATCTTCCAAAGATTGAACTTCTTCTGAGGACCATCCTACGGCTTTCAGAATATGTTCAATAGGGTCTAGGAAAGTTTTTTGAAATTGTGTTTCATAGTCTATATAGTTATTTAGTCCAAATTCCTTAGGCAGATATTGTGTAAAGCCAATTACATTTTCATGTATAGGATTTGGTTTTTTAAGATAGATAAATTTAGTCTTATCTCCATTCTTAATTGGTTCATATTTTCTAGTCAGTCCGTGAGCCTTGAGTTGTTGATTATGCAATAAGGCTGCTCTGACATGGATTGGTGTTCCTTTACGATATATTGTATCCTTGGCACTGTAATCAGATACCTTTGATACACCCCTAGGAAATGCAATATCATGTGCAGGTAAAGTAAAATAATATGTTTTAAAATGTTCAATTGCAATTTGTGTTTGTCGTTCACTACCTTGCATTATGACCTTAAATAATTCCTTAAGTGCGTCACGGCATGATGCTGGTGTACTAGATTTGATTGCCTCGATGCCCATAATTTTTAATTTAGGTTCTGCATATCTCACACCCTCGTTATCATGGACATTTAGGATATATCTTTTCTTGGCTGTCCAGATTGCACGGTCGCCTATGGCCTCTCGTTTCATAACCATTCGATTTTCAATGCCACCCATTAGGCCAAAGAGCTCTTCATATGATTTTTGTAATACAGGTTCCAATTTATCACTACAGACTTTGTCCATAAAATTAATTGGGTCATCTGGATTGACAGCCTTGACCAAATCATTAAGTGAAACATATAGAGAATCTGTATCGATTGCAATAACATAATCCTTTTTATTTGTTTGTAATATGGTATTTAGATATTTGTTAATTGCGACCTCTGCCCATCTGATTGTTAGCTGACCTGATAATGTAATTGCCTCTGCAATTCTTTGGTCAAAGAAGCGAAAATACCTGTTACCTAAAGCACCATATAAACTGTTTAAGAGAATTTTAATTGCCATCTGTTCATTTTCGGCAACTGATATCCTTCGTTCGATATCCCATAATTTTTGTTTGTCTGTTTTATCAATTGTTTGTAGTTCTTTTTGTGCGGAAATCATATCCTGTTTTATGGTTACACGGTCACTGTACATGGTATCCACAAGTTTAGGCATTACACCTTTTGTTTTTGTATGGAAGCATTGACCATTACCACCAACCGAATAACCTTTGTTATCAATTTGTTGGCCTTCTAGTATCCTTTCGATATCAATATTTGCAACTAGACCCTCAGCGATTGTTTCGGTCGACATATTATATTGCATAATCAAAGATGGATACAGAGAGTTTAAATCGAATGATACAACATTGTCATGCATTCCAACCATTGGGTCTTTAACATATCCACCAGGATAAGATGATTTGATTTTCTCCTCGTAAAAAGGTATTGTGATTTTTTGTTGATATAAATGACGATATATAATTGTTTCCCATATCGCTGTGACTCCAAATGTGTCTGAATAGTTTACACCACCTTTATATGCCATGGTCATCATCAGTGTGATAAGACCCATTTTTTCTTCTAATCGGTCAACCAATTCCACGTCCTTGATATTGTAATCAATAAACTTTTGGTAATCATTTTTATATAAATCAAATAAAGAACCATGTTCCTCGTATGAGAGTTTTTTATCGCCAAGTATTACATTCGCAATATGGTCAAGTCGATATGATTCCTGAGCAGTGTAAGTATATTTTTGGAAGAGCTCTAGGTAATCAGCAGTGTTAATGCCTTTTAAGTCATACACGGCTTCTGTTCTGTTGATTCTACGGACTGTGCCTGGTTCAATCATATTCCAGGGACTGAATTTTTTAGTTAGGTCCTCACCTAGTATTTTAATTGACCTATTGATTATGTATGGTATATCAAAGAAGCGAACATTCCAACCAGTGATTACATCTGGGCAATGACTTGGAGTGGACCAATGTGTTAGAAACAATTGAAATAGTTCCAATTCGGATTCACACTTTCGGTATATCACTCTATTTGTTTTCATTACAGATTCAGAAACATTATAGTCGCCACAACCCCAAACATAATATGTATTGTCAATATTGTTTTTTAAACAGATGGCAGTTACTGGATAACTTGCAGTGTCTGGGTGGGGGAATCCTTCGTCTGATTGGACCTCAATGTCAATTGTAGTTACATTGATTTGGTTACGATTGTATTTGATTTCGCCAGGAAATTCTTCGTTGATAAATGCAGGTATATAACGGTCGTTGCCAAAGATTTGGCGACCTGCTGTATGTTTGTTTTCGTCAACCCAATTTTTGGCATCACGCATGGAATCAAGTTTAAGTGGAGCACATTGCACACCATCAATAGATTTCCAGTCGCCTTTTGGAGTTGATACAAAAAGTGTTGGTTGGTATTTGATTCTCTTGGATATTTTTTTCCCATTTTCGTAGCCTCGATAGAGGAGGGAATTGCCATAACGAGATATGTTTGTATAAAATTTCATAATGTATATTATATCACATTTTCAGTATAATGTAAATAGGTTGGGGGTAATTTCTTACCCCCGCATGATTGTCAATGAGACTTAAAAACTGGATGCTTGAGCTATCATTATTGCTGGTGCTAATCCTAAGATTAACATTGTAACAATGATGCTAAATGTAGCAGTTTTTAAGGCCTCGGCAACGTCATCATTTTTGTCCAATAAATGGATTAAATGTTTCATGTTGTTCTCCAGTAAATATTTTAAAAATATATCTACTGAGTGTCGCTGCTCGCCAGTTTACCCTTTCAGGTATTCTTTCTTCTTTGATGCCCCAGCAGACCCTAATTGAATCTTCCTAGGACGCTTCTCTTCTGGAAGTTCTACTCTGGCGTAAACCACTAGTATCCCATCCTTCAAATCAGCACCGTCTATAACTACAAATTCTGAGAGTCGGAAGCTCTTCTCAAATTTGCGGCTCGAAATGCCCTTATAAGCATATTCACGCTCATCCTTTTCCACTTCACCAGAGACTTTAAGAATACCGTCCTTTAGTTCGATATTAATATTATCTTCAGTAAACCCAGCGACAGCCAATTCAATAAGGAATTTCTCCTCATCAATTTTGACCACATTGTGGGGTGGATAATTGTTACCACTGGACCTAGCACTTGAATGAATCCTTTCCAGGTCTTCAAATAAAGTGTCAAATCCTACGAATAGTGAACGCGGTACGTTCAAGTTATTTCTTACTACCATTTTGTTTCCTCCTATATGTTTAGCAAGGTTAATTTGGAATCCCCTAATGGGCAATTCCGTTGTTATTTATACAAATAGTTTGCCTATCGTGTATAAATAATAATATGACTTTAATAAAAAATTATTTTAAAATATTTCATAAATTTATGAAAGCTGGTAGATTAAACAAAGTTATTAAAAAAACAATAGCTTAATCTTTATTTGTATTTCCGATATTATATTTCGGACACAACTCCCATTGGCTCTTCTCTTTGTACGGTATAACTTTTATTTGTCTTAACGGAGCCAATGGCTTTGCTTGGGCTGAGTTTATTATGGTAACTAAACCCCAATCAGCAAGCAATGTTGCAATTGTATTCCTTCTCTCCAAATCATTAGTTACCAAGTTACTTGGTTTACCATCTAGTAAAAAGAGTTCTTTAAAATGTACGATGAAGTATCTACCTTGTTTATGTAATATATGACAAGATTGATACAGTCTTTGGTCTTTGCGTGATGCGACTCCAATTCTGGTAAGAGTTTCTCTTATCTTTAAAAAGTCGTCTGGTTCATTGAGTGTGACTTCCAACATATCTGTTGGTTGCCAGCTTGTGATTTCTTTATATTCGTTTTCCACCTTTGTAAATCCTTTGTTTCAAATCAGCGATTTGTTCTGCACTGAATAATGATAAAACAGATTTAGCTTTTTCATTGCTATATCCATAATATTCTTTAATTAGTTCAATATTAGTGACCTCTTGTGGTTTAATCCACTTCGACCACCTTTTGTTCTTTCTAATTATATTTATAAAAAAATCGTACTGAAGCCGATGGTCTAGGGTATGGTGGATATTCATCTCATTAGCAAAGAGAATAGTATCTGGGTACATTGAGAGGCCACGATTGATGATAAAAGCATTGTATTCTTTTTCAGCAATATCATCTACCATAATGCCCTTCTTGCCATAGGTAATATCGTTTATGTATTCAAATGGACTCATGATTGTTGAGAGATATAAGCCTCTGCCATTTCTTTTGTATTAAAAGTTCTTTCAGCAATAATAACTTTAGTGCTACTATATTGAACTGCTCTATACTTTTTATCCTCTCCACTGTAATGTATTTCAACCACGTCCCAAGTTGGGTCTGTATCTTCGAGGATTGTTTCCTCTCCTGTAATTGGATTAATCATATATTTTTTCATTTAAATTTCACTCCTGCCATAATTTCAGTACAACATGCAACCATATTCAATTCATGGTCTGCCACAAAACTATTCTTGTATTGATAATCAGCCAATATAAGCACTAGTTGTGGAATACTTTGTGGGTCCACATGTTCGTACATATTGTCATATATCTTTCTGAATAGAGCAGCAGGTTCAACATCAATGTTATCAGTTACCCATTGTCTCATTTGTTTAAAATTTTTGTCCTTCATCGCTGCCATTAGATTGTTTAGCGATACCTCTTGTATATTAACTAATATACCTGAATCAATATTACCAGATAAAGAATACCTTTGTAGTTCGTTAAGAACACGTCTCCAGTCTGGCATGTGCTTCATAATGAGCTCTGCGATAACAGGCTCATCGTACCCGCACTGTTCTGAGTTAAGGATAGTGGTTACACGGGCCATAAACGATGAACACAGTTCAGCTAGGTCGTTCTTTTTGACATTAAATTCAACAACTGAACACCTAGAATGTAATGGCTCAATGATTCTATTCTTAAAATTACAGGTCATTATGAACCTACAATTGTTACTAAACTCTTCAATGAATCCTCTAAGTGCGGGTTGGGTGGACTGGGGGTTTAGATAGTCTGCTTCATCTAAAATCACCACCTTGTATCCACCCTGTAAACTTACAGTTGATGCAAATTGTTTAATTTTGTGCCTAAGTGTATCAATGTTACCTTCTTCAGAACCATTGATTAATAGGTAATCCAAATCCAATTCATTACATATTGCCTTAGCGACTGTTGTTTTACCTACCCCTGCAGTACCAGTGAATAATAAATTTGGTAATTCTTTATTCTCTAGTATCTGTTTGAATGTATCCTTTAAGGCTACAGGTAGTATTGTGTCCTCTATTGTCTGAGGTCTGTATTTTTCAACCCATAGATATTCACTCATAGTACTTCCCACCCCTCGACTGTATCCAATCTGAAACTTCTCCATGCATTTTTATCCAATGACCATACTGGGAATGCTTCCATCGAGTTTGATGAATAATTGATTTCTGTTTTAACTCCATTTGCTTTAAGCATATCTGGGTTTAGAGTACAAGGCATGACTCTTATATCGCCTGTATCTATTTTTCTGAATGTAACTGTAATTTGCCCTTTTTGTAAAGCCTCAAGCAATTTGGCTTTTTCATTTGTTTCCATAATATATCCTATAATGTAAAAGTAGGGAGGCAGAAGCCTCCCCATAATTTATTCTGCTGAATCTTCTTCAACAGCTTCAACTTCAGGTACTTGACCCTCAGGTGTTTCGCCATTTTTAGATGCCGCGTTGAGGAAAGTAACTGTTCTGTTCCTTAATCCACCAACTGCTTCTAGTTCTTGACCTTCAAATCCACCCCTTTTAGAACAAATATCAATTATTTGTACCATAGTAGCGATGTCTTGTAAAGACAACTGAACTGCTTCTGTTTCAGCGTTTTCATTTTTCACTTCTTCTGCCATTTTGTTTCTCCTTTGCAAAGATAGTTAACAAAATAAAAAGACCCTTTCGGCATCTTTTTATTACTCACAATGTATTTATACACCAAATGAACTTGATTTTTCTAAAGCGATAAAATAAGATACAGGTTTGTTCTTATTAGTCCACTTTGAAATCAATTTAGATGATATTTGTACATCGTACTCTCCGTCAATGATTTTCATATTAGATATGTTCATCACAAACGAAAACTTATGACCAGGTGTATTTGGTCCTAAATTGGTTTCGAAAGTATTGGCACTAGAATCTTTAGTGTCA